ACACTCGCATTAGCTGCTGTAGCTACATTACGAAGAGATAAACTTATTCCTGCGTTAGTTACAAAAGCCGTGCCTGGAATAGTTACTGCTACAGAACGAAGAGTAGTAGATAGTGAAACTCCCGTTACCGTAACCGATCGGTCTACAACACTTCGGTTCCATGCACCTGAGTTCCAAGTATTTCTACTGTATCCACTAGTAACCACAGACATAGACGATTAACCTCGACTATGAAAGTGTAATAATAGCAGTGGCAGCAGCAGCAGCTGGGAATGAAATTGTAAAGGTACCGTTAGTCGATACTTTATCAGACCCAAAGTCTAAAACAGCAATAGCTTTATTACTATTAGATGAATTATATATTAATGCTCCTCTAGCTGAGAATGTTGTACTTGTAAAAGATATATCAGCAAAATCAATAATTGCAGTTCCACCAGCAGCAGATGTTGCGCCAAGTGAAATAGTCACACCAGTTAGTGTGCCTCCACCAGGAGCATATCCACCACTTGATACAACTTCATTAGACGTTGAGTACGCAGCCGTACCCGCAGATAATGAAGCCACACTTGTGAATAAAGCTATCTTTAAGGTATCAGTTTTAATCTGATGCCCTTCTTGTAAAACTTCTGATTTAAAGGAATTACATACAGCTTGTGTAATGGCCATTTTTAGTTACCTCTCTTTGTAAATGTTGAATCATCAGGACTCCACCCAGCATCGCCAGTTGTAGCTAGTACAACTTCTGGACGTGCATCCCTCAAGTTTTCATTGTCATCAATTCTTGGAGTCTTGTTCTGCGGATGATCTATAATATTATATCGACCATCTGTTTCCGAAGCTCCAACAATTAATCCTGTCGGCTCTCTGACTCTTTCAGAATATTTAAATCTAAATCCTGAACGGTCACAGATAAAGTATGCATACTTACCTCTTGCCATTATAACCTAAATGATGGCTTAATCAAAAGACTAGCCCTTTCTTTATCAGCATACATTGCCGAGGTTAATTCTTCTTCATACATCTGTTTTAACATACTAGCTCGTTCTGATGTAATGCCCGGTCTTTTAATAGACATCTTATAGGCAAGACCAGTTGATAAGCACGGTAGAAATCTAAAAGGTATATCTGCATCTTGATTAGATTTAGTTATATCCTCGACTTTATTAAAGCTAAAGTACGATAATACTGGTGTACCACTTGTAGTTGTAGCATCTGGAGTAGGCCACAGATATAATTCTGCTGCATCTCTTAATCTATTAATAGCATATTGTGTTGGTCTACCTGTTTGTGTTTTGTTCGTAATTCTTTGATAAGCTTCCATTGTTATTCTTGTTAAAGCTAAATCTGTAGTTGTTGAACCACTAACTGTTCTATGTACTAATTCAGTTATATCTATAAGTGAAGTGGGTAATGTATATTCAGCTGTACCACTTGTTATATCCAATGTGGCTAAGTTTTGTTTCCATAGTAATATACCACGGTTCATCCAATCGATAAGGAGAAGGTTAAGTGTACGACGTGCCTCTAATGGTTCAAACCCTAGAGTCTGCTCACCACCTAACATAGCCATAGCTTCTTCGATTACATCAGCTATATCTAGATTGAATGTCGTTGTGCCTGAAGTTGCCATGTTATTTCTTCTTTTGTTTTAACATACCCTCAAGTTGTTTAGCTTGAGAAGCATGTAGCTTTGATGCTTTTTTTAAACCATTAATAATTTTACGCACTCTTTTATTATCCATAATATTTACCTATCGTCGAAGTCAGTTCCGTATGATGGGTTAACCATACCACCAGCCATAAAATTTTTCTTAGTTGGGTCTGGTCTACCAGTTATACTTTTTATATCAAGAATTGGTGCTCCACCACTTCGAGGTTTTGTGGTTGGTTTTTTCTTTCCCTCTCGTGCCTCTCTAAATATTTCACTCATCTTCTTACCTTTTTTAGTTTCATCTTTAAGATGTTTTTCCAACCTTTTAGCACCTAATGATTTATCTACTTTATCTTTACTCATTTCTTTTTCTTTCCCCATTCGTATAAGTTGTCAAATGTTGTTTCCCAGTCCATATAACTATCGTGCTGTTCTGCGGAGTGTTCCCACTGTGACGGTACAAAGTCTGGTGGTCCTTCTCCAACTGCCCATAGCGCAGGATTGGTTACACGTACACGATTGTTTGGTAGTGCTACTATACAACCTTTATACGGACCCGATGTTAATTCCAACACATGTGATTGTTTATGTTGTGCTGGATCATCCGATATATAACTGTCAGTATAATCAACCGTAAACATGTACTTACCATTATAAAACTCACCTGCTAGTTTACACAACCACGGACTAGAACTAATTCGATCCATTCTAATAATAGCATGGTTACGACTGGAGCAGTCCCACGGTTGTGCTAAATGTGTTTGTATATTTGGTGGCCACTCATCAAAAGGAGTATCACCGACAAGTGCAGTTATAGGCATACGTGCCCACATTGCGCCACCGTGAGGATTAGGATGGTCTTCACCACATCCTGTAAATACAACTTGAAAACTCAAACATCTGTCTGGAATAGTGCACACGGCAAAAGCTAATGCATGAAGAAACTCACCTTGATATTTCTCATGATTATGTGTGAACTCTTTCCTCACCCAACATTTAAAATGTGGGATATTAGAAATAGTATAAGACACTATCTAGCTCGTCCGCCTCTTGCCATATACTTAGAGGTCTTACCACCTTTAGCCATGTACTTAGATGTTTTACCTCCACCCTTCATTCTGTATTTAGATGTTTTACCACCTCCAGCCATACGAGTTTTGGATGTTTTACCACCACCAGCCATACGGTATTTAGATGTTTTACCACCACCAGCAAATCTACCAGGTCCTGAACGAGTTCTTGCTTTGCTCATGTCTAATGAACTTGGTCCTGTTCTAGATGTAAAACCACCGCGTCTTGGTCTATTTGGTTTAGTCTTAGCCACTGGTTTTGTTTTTTTGACTGTTGGTTTTTTCTTTGGAGAGACTGGTGTCTGTTTTGCAGATCCTCCTAAGAATGCTTGACCAGCTTGACCCAATCCTTTACCCGCTAGTTTCTGTTTTTCTTTTAAAACTTTACGAAGAGTTGCAGTTCTAGCATCAGTAGGTCTATTACTTTTAGTTGTAGTTTTTTTAGTTCTACTTTGTTTTCTTGCTATGCCAGCATAGTCAGTATCTTTAGGTCTGGTATTACCTAGCTTACCCTTCACTGTCTTTCTGTTTCGTATCATTACCATTTTACTTACTCCTTATTATAGATTGGTTAACACATATACTTCGAAAGCTACGGCTGCCAATCCAATCAACCCAGCTCCGATTCCTATTATAATATTTTTTCTTCGTTTTTGCATCTCTATTTGTTTTTTTAATAATGTTGCTTGTCTCTTTCTTTCAAATGCAATTTCTTTTTGTAATCTCTCCCATTGTCCTGGAGAACCATACAATGCAAACATCTCTCTCATTTGATCTCGTATTCTCTTTGCCTCTTCATTTCTAAAGTGTGCATCAATAGCATTCTGTTCTGCTCCAGTTAGTTTACCAATAACTTTACCTAATCCACTTGATTTATTACTAGCCACAACTTGTAAACCAGCTTCGGCCTTTGCCCATTTTGACACAACACTTGACATATTAGCCAAATCCTTACCAGCTTTGATAGCTTTGGTTATAGCATCAGTAGCGCCCTTTAATGCGGCGAAAGCTGTGAATGGATCTATCATCGTCGTCTATGCCTTTCTTTTTGTTTTAACCTTTTGTTTCTTACCACTAGCGCTAATCGGATAACGAATAGATGTAGGCTTTGGACCAGTATTAGTCTTGGCTCTTTTTCTTTTAACAGCCGCAGCTTTCTGTCCTGCTGTCATTCTATTAGCAACTGCTTTTGGACGACAGACTGGATACTTTCTTTTAGACGACTTAGCGGACTTACGTCCACACTTTTTACCAGTAGATATATCAACCCAATCTTCTTTAAACCAAGTCTTTAAACCTTTCTTAGCCATCTATCTATACTTAGTTACTTTTCGACGGTTGTTCATAACTTTACCACAACCACGGGCTATACCACCATTCTTTAATTTAATCTTACCGCCACCAGCTTTACTAGGCTTTGGTCCTTTAAAATCTTTTCTCTTCTTACCACTAGGATCTTTTATCTTACCCGCACATATCTTTGATGCATATGCATTTGCATAAGCTGAGGGATATACTGCAAACTTACGTTTAGCAGCAGCTTTACCTCTAGGACATAACTTTGTCATATCTATACCCCCATCTATTCTCTGATAAGTCCCACACTCTTTTAGTAGCTTTAGGAATCTTAACTAATAATTTATTA